ACAACTAAGTACACAGACTTGGCAACACACCTTCGCTCATGGGGACTTAAGGTTCAGGAAGTCGATGGATGGCAGACCCGTTCATCTAACTGGTCAAAGAGCTTTAGCCCAAAGGGGGTCGTTTGCCACCACACGGCAGGGCCAGCAGCTAATGGGAATTATCCAAGCTACAACACCGTTTTGAACGGACGCACTGGAATCCCAGGGCCACTTTCACAGTTCGGTCTTGGACGCGATGGAACTGTAATTCTATTTGCGGGCCACCGTGCAAACCACGCTGGTGTTGGTGGACCTCTAAATGGTATTCCAGAAGATTCAGCAAATGCTTATATGTGGGGTATTGAGGCAGAGAACTCAGGAACGCAGCCTTGGCCGGTAGTTCAGCTACAGGCTTATTATCGTCTAGTTGCTGCACTTGCTAGCTACGACAAGGCACCATTCAAGGCATCAATGGCAATTGGTCACAAGGAGTGGGCTCCAGGTCGTAAGACTGACCCAAGCTTCAGCATGGCAACTTTCCGTGAGAATGTTCAAAAGGCTATTAACACTGGAAAGCCATCCACCGGAGGTTTGGCTATTGTGCCAAAGACCGGGGCTAAGATTGATAATCTAGGTAACCCTAAGTACGGAATGGGACCATATGATGACGGACGATGGACGCGAGGGCCAATTCCTAAGCTTCCGCTCTACCTCTACGACGTGTACCTAATGGTCGCAAAGGAAGATGGACGCTACACCAGTCCATTGGATGCATTCCAACTTGCTCACCAGGCAAAGGTAGTTGCAGAACTTGACCACCTTGCTCGCCTAAAGGGAGTTAGACCACAACGAACAATCGTCAATCTGATTAAGCAGGTTCAGACATTGTGGTTTGGATATAACTCTCACACTAAGAATTACGGCTTGTTTGATAGGAAGCTACTAGACTTGTTCATCAAGCGTCAGGGCTGGACCTTCTGGGACGGTCCTCGCGGCTGAACAAAAGATGTCGCAAGTCCACGGAGACGAGCGACCACGGGCGGCGCATTCGTGCGTTCGTGCCTTAGGATGATGTATAGTTACAAAAAGAGAGGCCACCTGAGGAGGTGGCCTCTCGCTCTATTTATGGTAGAATTAAACAAATGACCTATGTTTACAACATCCTACGTGATAACCCAATTGCTGTCTATCCGCTAGACAGTGGCGTTACCGACAAATCAGGATTTAACCGCGACGGTGCCATTACTGGTACTCCAACCGCTGACCGTCCAATTACTGCAAAGGGTATTGCTTCACAGTACTTGGACGCGGCGGGATTTACGTATCCAGTCACGGATATCATGATGGAAACCAAGCAGCAAAAGTCATTTAGCCTTGAGGCGTGGGTAAAGCCACATAATGCTACAGGTCTGGCAAACATCCTAGCTAGAGACACTTCGGGTCTGTTCATTGATGACGGAATTCTATTCTTTCAAGTGGCTTCTCCTACTGTAATCACCAGCGTTGAGTACGAGTGGCTGAAGGTCGGCAATACGGCTCATGTGGTTGGTGTTTACGATACAAATGACATTTACCTATATGTCAATGGCGAAGTCGTCGCTTCTGCGACAGTAGATGACTCAATTCTCATTGATGGGTTCATGGATGATAACTCGACTTTGATTACGGACACCAGCGGCGGCGCTAAGATGTCTGTTGACACAGTGTCTATTTACAATTACCCTCTGTCAACAAAGACTATTCAGTCTCACTACTCAGTTGGGACTTCTTATCCAAATGTAGCTGACATCTCAAAGGCTAATGGTGGAAACGTCTATTTTATGAATGCAGATAACGCCACGGTTAGAACCTCATTCGATTCAGAGTTTGAAGACGCCAATTATGTAAACGCCGGGGTTCTCGATGGAGAACTAATCAACCTTACCGACCCAACGACCGGGGATTACGCGGCAGGCGTCTGGGAGAAGTCCATCTCGTTTGCCGCAGAAACCGGTGTTATCCTTGAAGGTTCTTCACTATCTTGGGAAGCAACCACTGGAGTAGTAGTATCCACTGCTCTCAATGACGATGCTTATGTAGTCGCCGTCAACGGAGCGCAGCCGTTTTCAGGATTGAACCTCAGTACTGACCAGACATTCAAGATTAAGATTGAACTTCCAGCGGGCACAGAACAGGCTGTCGTCAAGAGTATGACCTTCCGGGCATATACCTCAAAGGCTATTAAGGGGAGTGACGAAGCTGTCGCAATGACACTCACTGACGCTGCCAACGTTGACTTGGATGTCTTCAACTACAACCCGGTCGAATTCAACGACTTCGGCGGAATGAAGCTTGGTGCAACAACTGGATTCACAATTGCACAAGACACGAATTTCGGCGGCTATACAGCGGTAGAATTCACAGTCTTCATGTCAGCTAATGCCATTTCTAAGACGTTGTTCTCAGCGGGAACCCACACCATTACGACGAATGCCTCCGGACAATGGGTTCCTAACAGCCTAGTGGCTTTGGTTGTAGACGGGGTAGTCATCTCTGCCGCTACCACAATCACACTTAACCGTTGGCATCATGTTATTGCCATTTTCGCTGAGCAGACATCCTCCATGACTTTCCTCAATACCGTTGCATCCAGAATCGGATACCTTGCAACTTACACCTCTCAGATGCCCAGCCTCACTTCAGCCGGGGCTCAGAGCATTTATCAAAACTGGGTTGGAGCACCGGCATTGCAGATTATTGAGGGCAACACAATCACTGTTTCCGAGTACGAAACCAAGGCGTACACATATGACTGGGCTATTCAGCCTGCCGGATGACAAAAGTGCTTCCATAACGCATGATTTTGTACACACGGTGGACAAATTTGCCTTGATAAACAATAGGGAATACAATAAGAACTATGAAGATGAAGCTTACCAACAAGCAAATTGTTGATGACCCGAATGTACGACACGGAGTCTGGGTATGGGAAATGCCAGACGGCTCTATGGTCATGGATGAAAACCGTAACTTCCTGCTCACCGTTGGGTACAAGGGAGACGTTTCAGCAGCCTTCACCTTGGCAAAGGCAGTACGTTCATTTGGTATTACCGAAGGTCGCCCGGTTTTCCTTGAGGGCCACCGTCCAATTGATGATGAGGAGTATGCCCGTCAGAAGTTCCGCATGACTCTCGGCCTAGTGCCAGATGAGCAGGATGTCGGAGTTATCAATGACGAGCTAAAGCATGGCCGGAACTAAGGTAGCTGGCTCACGACGCCAGAGGAATCTAACCGAAGCGGAACCTTATGAAATTGAGGTTTCGCTTGGTTCCGTTGTAGAGACGGTCGCACCAGCCTCCGAAACAGACGTATTCGCCAAAGAGGTTTCAAACTTCCGTGAATACGAGGGTGTAAACCCGAACATGAAGCGTAAGGCCGCTCGTCTAGAGAAGGTCCAGCGCGGCTCTGGTGGTGCCGAATCTAAGCGAATGGAGCGTACCGATAACCAGACTGGTTACACGCTCTTCGATGTAGTTCTGCCACCATACAATCTAGATTATCTCGCGGCACTTTTCGAGAAGTCCAGCCCACATGCAGCGGCTATCAAGGCGAAGGTAAACAACATTGTCGGCCTAGGATATGACTGGGTTGAATCAGACGAGACTAAGCAGAAGATTGACGCAGCCGATGGTGACGAAGAGAAGCTAAAGACCATTCGTCGCAAGCTAGACCGTATGCGCAAGGTCATGCAGGATTGGATTGACTCTTGCAACGAGGAAGACGACTTCCTTGAAATCATGCGTAAGGTTTGGACCGACTACGAGGCAACCGGAAACGGATACCTTGAGGTCGGACGAACAGTCACGGGCGAAATTGCTTACATGGGCCACATTCCGTCTACCACAATGCGTATTCGTAAGAAGCGTGACGGGTTCGTTCAGATTATCGAGAACAGAGCCGTTTTCTTCCGCAACTTCGGTGACCAGAAGACTGCTGACCCAATCGGCAATGACCGTCGTCCAAACGAGGTTATCCACTTCAAGAAGTACTCACCAACCAACGGCTACTACGGTGTCTCCGACATCATGTCAGCAATGCACGCCGTAACTGGAAATGAGTTCAGCGCAAGATTCAACCTTGATTACTTTGAGAACAAGGCTGTTCCACGTTACGTCATTGTCACCAAGGGTGGAACGCTTTCCCCAACAGCCGAGGCGCGATTGGTCGAGTTCTTCCAGACGACAATCAAGGGTAAGAACCACCGTACATTGTACGTTCCTCTGCCAGCCGAAGAGCCTGACAAGAAGGTCTCCTTCGAAATGAAGCCAGTTGAGGCTGGTACTCAAGATGCTTCATTCACGAACTATGACAAGTCAAACCTGAATTCCATTCTCATGGCTCATGGAGTACCGGCATCAAAGGCGTTTTCAAACACCGGGGGTACTTCATTGGCTAATAGCCGGGATATGGACAAGACCTTCAAGGAACAGGTCTGCCGTCCTGACCAGAAGATTGCCGAGAACAAGCTTCACAAGATTATCAAGGAAAAGACTAACATCTTCTACCTCAAGCTAATCGAGATGACCCTAACCGACGAGGACACTCAGTCTAAGATTGACGAGCGTTATCTACGTCTTGGTACTTATGTTCCAAACGAGGTTCGTGCGAAGAAGGGTCTCCCAGGAATCAAGGGTGGCGACAAGCAAATCGAAATGTCTCCACAAGTGAAGGCTGAGCAAGTTGCTCAGGCCACACAGTCACGCGCCCGTGACCAGCAGCGTACGGCAAACGCTACTGATTCAAATGGCGAAGGCAGGAATACCCAAGGTGAAGGAAGGACTCCGGGTACGGAGTAATCTGTGAACGAAATTGATAGGCAAAGAGACAAGCTCGCCAGGCGTCTCAGCAAGCCAATCAACACAGCAGCCATTGTCATCATGGGTGTTTATACAGTCCTCTGGGGATTCTGGGTAGGCAATCCATTTTGGAGCACCTTCGATGAATCAAAGCAGTATGACTGGTTGGCACGGGTTATGCCTGAAGAAGGCTGGGGGCTAGTCGCTATCGCAGTGGGTGCGGTTATGTGCTATGGAGTGGGTAGAAATTCATTTCGCTCATTGAGCGCCGGTTCTTTGGTTGGAACTGTCTACTGGGGAATCGTCGCGATGGGTTATTACATTGGAGATTGGAGAGATACGGCGGGTCTCACAAAGACCATGATTTGTCTATACTGTGCATTCATCTTTTTGAATATCAGGATGAACCGTGACAGGCTAGTTGACTGAATTTGGACTTTTAAAAAGACTCAAGGTAATATACAAACATGGAGCTAATGAAGGCAAAGTGGTCCACCGATGGTGACAATTTCACCATTCATATGCCACTATCCAAGATTGATAAGGAGAAGCGAACCGTTAGTGGTTGGGCTTCCCTGGATAACCCTGACCTACAGGGTGATATCGTCTTGGCCGAGGCTAGCCAAAAGGCATTCGCTCGTTTCAAGGGAAACATCCGCGAAATGCACCAGCCAATCGCTGTTGGACGTATGCTTTCATACCGTCCAGACTCTTACTACGACAGCGAGACTCAGAAGTTCTACAATGGAATTTGGGTTGACGTTTACGTATCCAAGGGAGCGGAGTCAACTTGGGAGAAGGTTCTAGACGGAACCCTCTCAATGTTCTCTATCGCAGGTCCGATTATTGATTCAGAGATGGAATTCAGCAAGGATGCTGGACGACCACTTCGAATTGTCAAGGATTACGACCTAGTTGAGCTTTCCCTTGTCGATGCTGGCGGAAACCAGCTTGCACACGTAATGAGCTTTGCCAAGGA